ATCAAGATCGACGACGTCCGGGCAGACCTCCTCGCCAGACTCAAGGCCCTGACCCCGGCACCTGAGGGAGGCGACCATGTGCAGCAAGCGGAAGATTGAGCTGGACGAGGACCTCGCCGGCATCCTCCAGATCATCGGGAAACGAGTCCCCCGGAAACCGGGCGAGCGGCCCACCTACGACCGGACCCTCCGCTGGCTGATCCAGACCCACCCCGTCCTGCAGGGCCAGGTTGTCGAGGAGTTGACCCTG